GGGGCGGTGCGATTTGACCGGCTTCAGGCGAAACCTGTTCGGTCATAAACCACAGTGTGTATTTAGTAAATTGAGGTATTTGCAGAATCTTCATCATTACGTCGGTTGGTGGGGTTGAGCGTCCGCTTTCGTAATAACTTAAAGTCCCATAAGGAATTCCAGTTAGATCAGCGAGTTGCTGTCTACTTAGATACTCAGACTTTCTTATTAAGACGATTTTCTCGTTTAACGCGTTTGACATGGTGTTTAGATCTCAATAGTATGGTGTTTAGATGTAAACAGTTAAGTGTTTAGTATTGAACACTAAAGCCAACTATAAGCCATTAAGAGCAATCCATGAACCGAATAACGAGGAAATGTTAATGGTAAAGCAAATCACAAGCACGACCGATGCGGTTCCTTATCAGGAATTTGCCAGACTCATCGGGAAAACGCCGGCTGCGGTAAGAGGAATGATCGAGAAAGGGAAGCTTCCTGTAATCGAGATGACCGATCCCCAGTCTACTTCTGGCCGTGCCGGCGAATACTGGGTTTACCTTCCAGCCTGGAACAACGGCATGAAACTGGCCTACGAAAGTCGTCCAAAGGAGATCAGGGAAGGGTGGTTGATGTGGCTTGGTCTCGGTGAGCCAGGTCGATAGCCGGTTTCAGGGGAGGAAACATGAAGAACGGTAGCCGCGGATCAGTATCACAGCTCAATAGCAAAACCAGCCTCTACTGTGGTTTTACTATTCTGAAACTCCCACGCAAAAAACCGTACAACCGCCAGCGCTATCAAATTACGCACACAGGCCATTATTACGGCATTGACTTTGCTTTATCAGAAGCATGCCGAACGATTGACAGAATCATGAGTAAAAAGCGGTTTATTGCTTTTTAATCTCTGGGGGCCAAAATGAAACTCGAATATGCAGACAAAATTAACTCGCTTTTACAATGCTTCCATTTCAATAAAGAGTTTCTGGAATGGAATCATGATTACTCTCTCCAGCTTTTACGCCACGGCGTATCCCACCTCTATCATTTCGCGATGCTTCAAGGCGAGAATGATGAATGCACTCTTGAAGAACTCCGCAACATCATTATTTCCGTGACCGATGGTGATATCCCTAAACCATACGACCTGCTATCTCTGGACGCTGAGCAACTGAAGAAGGCTATGAAGTTTGTTCAGCCGCAGGCGGTAACCGTAGAAGTTACCCCGGAGATCTTGGAACACCTGAAACTGGGAGCTAAAGCCTCCTGGCGGCTGGAGCCCCCTCGCTTTAACTGATCATCGGAGTACGCCATGTTCACCGAAGAAAAAACATCTTGGGAACAGGAAATGCTGATTCGAGAAGCAGTGGAAAGTGCCGAGCAGGGGTTCACTGTACATCTAAAAAATGGTGCTCGTATCACCATTAGCTCAAAAAGCCCGTCTAAAGATTTAATAATTTACGGGCTCGAAAAAGCAATTCGCGGTAATCACGATCGCGCGCGAATGACCTTTATTGATTTCATGTATTACTGGCATGAAAGGATATTTAAGCAGATTAAAAGAAAACCGCGTTCAAACAATTAAATAACCGCTGTAAAAATAACGGCATTCACTTTGCCGGGGATTCGTTTTGCCTTTTTCAGGAGGTTGCATGTCGGTTACGTCAATAAAGCCGGAAGGCGGAATAAGCGATCCAGAGTTTATGGGAATCAGCACCAATGCGCGCAAAGGCGAGCGCGCCCACTTACTCGGATTGCTGCGCATCCGCATGGGCCTGCTGAAAGAGCAAGGCCTTACCCCCGAAGAGATTTATTCAGCACTTGAGCAGTGGATAGCCAACCACGAAACAATCACCAGCGAGGGCAGTAGACCATGAATCACGTAATGATCGATTTGATTAACGTTAGTAAGAAACCGTCATCACCTCTGTGTGCCATTGAAGCTGTGTTTTTTGAACCCTCAACAGGGCAGATCGGAAAGGTTTTTTATTCTTCGATAGACATTCGTAAATCTGAAAGCTTGAAGGGCCGTATCAGCATTAGTACGGCATTCGATTGGATGAAAAAAGACTCTCACTGGCGCGCCGAAGTAATGAGCGCAACCGAAGCTGAAGAAGATGCACTTTGCAGCCTTGCTGCTTTCATCGCCGACAATACCTGTCCCCGGAACGCGGCGTTATTCGTATGGTTCAAAGGTGCCCCGGAAAAACTGGTTTCACTTCGTTATGCCGTGGATCGCTTAGAGGTGTCAGGCATTTTCCCTGAAGGCACAAAATACCGCTGCATTCGTTCACTTCTGGACCTTGCTGCTGCCACAGACTATGCGCCTCATGCGAGAAGCGCCCTGGCGCGTTACACGCTCACTGACGCGCGATATCAAGCGGAGCAAGTCTGCGAAATCTGGCAGCGCCTGACCTCTCCACACATTGGATCGCTATGAGGGCCGCCATGCATTCGCATCTGTCTGTTGTTTGTAACGCGCCGTTGCCGGTTTGTAAGAGGGCGCTTGCCGCCCTGAATTGCTTTGCTCGTGGACAGCGTAATTACACCCGCGTCAAGCCACACGCCTATCTCGTGATCCGCATTGGCCTCCGTTGGCGTTTGCTCAGCAAAAACGGTGGTAAGCAGTGGCGACTGATGACCCATGAAACCTATAACCAGGAATGCCGCAAATGATTAAGTCACCTCTTAAGTGGGCTGGCGGTAAAACCCGCGTGTTGCCGGAGCTGCTGAAGCACTTACCTAAAGCCGATTGCTTGATTGAGCCCTTTGTAGGCAGTGGCACAGTCTTTATGAATACGGAATACCGCCGCTATGTGCTTTGTGACAGCAATCGCGCATTGATCAATTTCTTCCTCGCGCTCAGGGAAGACCCAGAAAGATAGATACTGATCGCCAGGAACGTATTCAGAAATGGCAATAACGAAGATAGGTATTACGAAGAGCGCAAGTTGTTCAACCACCTGTCGTGGGATGACGAGTGTGCAGATGATTACGTTGTACGGTGGGCGGCCTCATTTTTATACCTGAACCGCCACTGCTTTAACGGGCTTTATCGCACCAACAGGGATGGAGGTTTCAATGTCCCCTTTGGCAGCTATAAGGAGCCTTATTTCCCAGAAGCCGAAATGCGCTTGTTTGCTGAAAAGGCGCGGGATACTCACGCGCTCTTTCTTTGTAATGATTTTCGTACTTCCATTCCGTACGTCGCCAGGAATCGCCTGGACTCCGTGATTTACTGCGATCCGCCGTACATCCCGACTAGCAAAACAGCCAATTTTACCGCTTACGGCAAGCCATTTACCCTGGATGATCACCGCGCTTTGGTTACGGCGTTGCTGGACGTTAATCGCCAGCATGGAACGCGATCGGCCATCTCGAATAGCGACACACCAGAAACACGCCAGATCTACTCCGCTTTCAATCTCCACGCCTTCAGAGTTCGACGTTCCGTTAGCGCCAAAACCCGCGATATGGCCGGTGAAGTGATTGGCGTTCTTCGCGTGTGTGGTGGTTGCGGTCGTTCTGGTGGTGGAGGTTGCGCGGACTGTGGGGCGGTGATGGGCGATGCGACATATGCCGAAGTGTTTGCTGCGCCAGCTTGTTGAGGCGTTGGCTTCGTAAAATAAGTTTCGAAGGTGAGTTATGCCTGATTCCACACCCCTGGCATGGAGCTGGAATGCCAGAAGGCAGCCAGTAAACCCTTATGCTGTTGATGTGCCTGCACAGAAACCATCTGCGCTGGCCGTCTGGATTGCGCTTTATGAGCAGGATAAAAGCGATCAACGCGAGCAGGCTGAAGCAATGAGTCGTGCAGCAGAAGAGTACCTCTTTTCTGTTGCACATTGCGATCCCTGGCACTATGACGAATTGAATGATGCGCTGATTGAGAAAGCTAAGCGACATGCAGAACTCCATCGTGTTGATCCTCTGACCCTGATTTGTGATGACGTCGCCAGCTTGCCTGGTTTCCTGCGCAAGCCGCTGGAAACAAGGATTAAGTATTTGGAAAAATCAGAAGATCCGCGCCATTTGCCTACCTATCTGAATGAGGTCATTACTCCCTCATTAGTGAGAATTGACAAGGTCCGTGCTAACCAGGAGTCGCTGTCATTCCAGGCCATGGCTGGCAGGGATAGCCTTGATCAACTCCTTCGACTTGCTGAACTGAATCAGCGGGAGGTTAAGCGGCTTTCAACGCTGGTCGCAGCGCACATTGATATGATTTTTATCCAGCTTTGCGACGAGATGCTGACCGATGAATTAGCTTCTCCCATCGTAATACTGGAGCTCTATCGCCGTGTGGCGGCCGAAGTGTCACGCCTTGATGTTATCCCGCCGGGTTATGAAGCGCTCCGCAGCAAACATAATCGCCGCAACCCGATTAATTACGAGCTGATACCGGGTGCGCTTGCCCGTATGCGTTGTGCTGACTGGTGGCAACGTAAGCTGTGGCAACTCCGCAACGAATGGCGGGAAGAGTTGCTTCGGGCTGCGTGCCTTGTTCATCGGCACGCATCACCTTATGTCAGCCATGACATTCTGTTGCAGAAGCGGGAACAACGCCGTAAGGCGATGGATTTTTTCCGCAATCATGATCTGATTAACGAAGATGGCGACACGCTCAGCATGGAGGATGTGGTGCTTGCAAGTGCCAGCAATCCAGCGCACCGCCGTAATGAGATGATGGCCTGTGTTAAAGGCCTGGAATTGATAGCTGAAATGCGTGGCGACTGCGCCATGTTCTATACCATCACCTGTCCGTCTAAGTACCACGCCACACTGATGAACGGGAAGCCTAAGCCTACATGGGATCACTCGACAGTTAGGAAAAGCAGCGACTATCTGGTTGATACGTTTGCGGCATTCCGTAAGGCAATGCACAAAAAGGAGCTGCGCTGGTACGGCGTCCGCGTAGCCGAACCACATCACGATGGCACTGTGCACTGGCATCTATTGTGTTTTATGCGCAAAAAACATCGACGTGCAATCACAGA